CAGCCGGTTGTCACCGTGGCGTTCCAGCACTTCGTGAAGGCTGGCTTCGCCCGTCAGCTAGAGAGGCAACTGGCTGGAGCGAACAAGCGCATCAAAGAACTCGAAGCCAAAGTGGATGAACTCCATGACCTCGAAAAATGGTTGGAGGGACGATGAACATCCCAATCGGACCAGCCGCATTCATATTCAAGCACAAGCGAACCGGACAAGTTGTCGTCGTACCCAACGAACGATGGCATGAGTTGTACGACAAGAAGGACGACTGGGAACACACTGCGAGCGTGAATGCTTGTGGCGCACTTCAGTACATCATCGACGCCAAACCGGCTGAGAGGAAACGATACATCAAGTCACTTACGGAAAAATTATGAAACGATGGAACAAAAAAGCATACCCAATTCTGGTTGGTAAGGTCACCAGAAGACAAAACGACAACGACACGATCCAAGTATGGTGCCCGTTCTGTAAGCGTCACCACATTCATGGATGGGAAAAAGGAAACGCTGATTCCGACGCAGGTCACAGAATAGCACATTGCGGCCCAGAAAGTCCGCTGTATGACGGCGGATACTTTATATCGGTGGAACCAAAGACATGAGATCAGCCAAAGAAATACAGCGTGAAGGCGACGGTCTGCGCGTGCTTTCCCGCGGAGAAGTGGGCGCAGCATTCAAGGCAGCACGGGCCAAGAAGATTGAAATGACCTCCTACTGGACACGTAAACGCGGAAAGGCAATCAAATGATCTACTCGCAATCGGGGCAACTGCCCGTGCATCGGTACTGCTACGTCGACGCCTCGTTCATCTCGGATGACCAAGGATTCATCCCGTGCATCTGGTTTGGCCTCGTGTCGATCCCGGGGCGTATGTGGGGCTGCACCATCATGCTGGAGTCCGGAGCGGTCTACAGGGCCGTAGCGCCTCACGCTATAGCCTTCAAGGAGAACCCTGAGCCGGACTGGATTGAGCCCTACTCGCAACGCTGGGACTGCTACGGCACCGAGTTCAGCACAATCGAATACACCTACCTGCGTGGGCTCACAGTGCATACACGCTGCAAGGACAAGTTCCGCACCGGAGAATACCTGTTCACCGCGGTTCCAATCGACGATGGATTCAGCCGGCATCCCGAGCAGGCTAAGGAGTTCATGTTCATCAAGCTCGACAACGGACGCCTGACGATCCAGCCCACCGACAAGGTGCTGTTCATTGACGGCTCGTTCACAAACGCAGAATGGCCCACCAACCTCAGGACGACCGATAAGGTCTACAAGTGCGAATGAAAGACATCGACGTAATCAACACCATGATCGAGTACGGCGGATCATTTGTGCGCAAGCTGGGTGCCGCTGCCTTAGTGGCCGATACGGACAACCTAGCGAAGATCAAGCAGACATGGCCCGACTACTGGGCGCAGTACAGCCGGATGTCAAAACAGCTTTCGGAGGTCGAAAGACAGGCCTCCAAGTAAACAACAACAACAACACGTAAGACGACACATGATAATCAGCGCAACTGGCGGTAAGAAAGAGTACGCACCGTGCCCCGAGTATACGGGCAAGGCGGTGTGTGTGGACGTGACTCCATTGAAGGAGTACGAGACCGAGTACGGAACCAAGAAAAAGTTCAAGTTCGCATTTGAGATCGACTTGATCGACGACACCCGCGACCCGGTGCAGCCGTGGGTAGTGTTCACCAAGCCCATGGTGCCCTCGTTGCACGAGAAGGCAGCACTCACCAAGTTCCTGAAGGACTGGTTTGGGCGTAAGCTCACCGATCACGAGAACAAGGCGCTCGACCTCGAGAGCCTCATCGGCAAGTCCTGCAGCATCGTGATCGCTCACGAGGAGTCGCAGGACGGCACCAAGGTGTACGCCAACATCAAGCTCATCATGCCGCTGAAGAGCGGAGAGCTGAAGCCCAGCGGCCTGTGGGTACGCCTGCAGGATCGTCCTCCGAAGGATGAAAACGGCAAAACACCATTGCCCTCCAGTCCAAGTAATGCAGCCCCACGGCAGGAGACCGACATCCTGAAGACTCAGGTACACGTCGGGAAGTTCCGCGGTGTTCCGCTGTGCGACCTGAACGACGTTGCTGTGCAGCAACTGGCCGAGCACTGGATCCCGAAGGCGATGGCCGCGGAGACCATCAGCCCTGCCGACAAGCAGTTGATCAAGGCCATCAACGCACGTCTGGAAGCTATCAAAACAGCGAACAAGGAGATCCCTTTAGATGACGTCCCTTTCTGAACCAAAGCCCAAGCGCAAGGACTACATGAAGCTGAAGCACTTGGTGCCCAGCGTGGTCCAGATGCGCTCCGAAGGCCGCACGCTGCAGGAGATCGGCAATAGTCTGAACCTGTCGCGCCAACGGATCCATCAGGTCATTGCCTCCGCCAAGGAGATGGAAGAGGTATTGAAGCTCTGGGGTTTCCCGTTCTCCAATCGTACCTTCCGCGTGCTGGAGGATCTCTGCATCCACAGCAAGGAGGAGGCCATGGCCCTCTACAAGAGCGGCCACCTGTACCCGGGAGCCATCTGGTCATTCGGATGGAAGTCCTACGAGGAAATCTGCGAGTGGCTTGAAGTGCCTCCGCTGGATCGACAGCCGAAACGCGGTATCTGCTGCATCCACTGCGGCAAGCCGACCTAAAACACTTTCCGGTGACCTGTTGTCATCGGGGACTCATGGTTCGTTGCCGGGGGTGCGCATCGGTGGACAAACGCACAAACTTTCCAATGAAACTCAATCTCAGCGCCGAGCGCATAGCACAGCTCTGTGCCCCTCCAGCAGGCTACGTGAGGCCATCTACTAATCCGGAGCCTGTTAGTATTAAAAAGCCCGTTGTTCCGACTCGTAAGGTCAAGAAACAGCATCCCGACAGGAAGTACGCAATCAAGCAGGAGACCATCGACAAGATCCAGCAGTGGAGGAAGACCCACAAGTGGCACAACTACCGCGAGATCGCGGAGCACTTTGGGGTCGGACTCAATACAGCCTACTACGCACTCAACCGCCCCAAGAAAAATGCCAGCCAACCCTAACATCTACTTCGACATCGAGACAGGGCCGCTCCCGTTGAGCGAGCTTGTCATACCGCCATTCGATCCATCCGCGGTCAAACTGGGCAACATCAAGAACCCAGACCTGATTGCAGAGAAGATCCAGAAGGCCGAGGAGAGCCACACCGCGGACTACATCAGGAATGCTGCACTGGATGCACTGAGCGGACAGGTGCTGTGCATCGGTTACCGCATCGACCACCAGCAGGCCGGAGTGTTCTCGTCTGATCCCGGTGGTGAGGCTGCAATGCTGCGCGAGTGGTGGCAGCTCCTCACGTACTACGAACGGAATCCCAAGCTCATCGGGTTCAACGTCAAGAGCTTCGACCTACCGTTCCTCGTGAAGCGCTCATGGAAGCATCGGATCACGGTGCCCTACTGGCTGCGTCAGGGGCGCTATTGGAACGATCTTGTCATCGACCTGCGTGAAGTCTGGCAATGCGGTGACAATCGCGCCCACGGCAGTCTGGCAGCGATCTCGAGGCATCTCGGACTGGGCGACAAGGCAGGCAACGGGGCCGACTTCTCGGCGCTGTGGAATACCGACAGAGAAGCCGCCATCGCCTACTGCCGGAGAGACGTGCAACTGACTCAACAAGTGGCGGATATCCTGATACCGGCTTACTGATATGTGTCGCAAGTTAAACAATTACTTGGAGAACAACATCTCCAAGAAAACAAATGATCTTATATATCAGACCATGTCGCCGGGGCAAATAGCTCAGGCAATGCAGATGGCTACAGACATGGCCTATGCTTTGAAGGATCAGAGAATTGCCGAGGCCAAGCTCAAGTGTGCCCAGCGTAAGGAGAAGAGGGCCAAGCAGGAAGCTGTGGACAAAGCCAAGGTCACTCTGGCTGACATTAATAAGGGAAACCTCAAATGAGAATCCGATCAATAAAACCCGAGTTCTTCCATCACGAGGGACTGTTCGAGGCAGAGATTGAAACCAATCTGCCGCTGCGTGTGGCCTTTGCTGGCCTGTGGTGCATTGCCGACCGGGAAGGCCGTTTCAAGTGGGAACCTAGGCGCATCGGTGTGCAGGTTCTCCCGTACGATGGAGTCGACTTTTCACGCGTGCTCGACGCGTTGACCACGCGTGGTTTCGTTGTGAAGTATCGCGTTGGTGACGTGTGCTTTGGATGCATTCCGAGCTTCCTAAAGCACCAAGTGATAAACAATCGGGAATCGCAGTCTGTTCTTCCGGATCCAGAAGGAAATATTGAGGAAACACCAATAAACACCGAGGAATTCGACGCGTCAGCCACGCGTGAGCCACGCGATGACGACGCGTGCACTAAGGAAGGGAAGGGAAGGGAAGGAAAGGAAGGAGTTCCGCAGAAACACGCGTCGGAGCTTTCCGCTGAACTTGATGCCTTCCGTATCCGCATCGGCTCTTGGTTCAAGCGTAGGCCTGAGACCCGATGGAGCGACAAGGAAATCAAGCTGCTCGAGGAAGCCTTCGAATCTGGTTTCACATCGGAAGAACTTGATCTCTTGGAAAAGTTCTATTGTGGAAACAGCAAGTACAAGCGGCGTGACATCAAGACGCTGCTGAACAACTGGAACACAGAGATCGACCGTGCTAAAGGCGAGGCAGGGTTGTTTGGTAGCACGACAGGTAAGCCTGAGATCGACCCCACCGACGCAAACGATCTGCGTAACTACCTATGAACGACCCATTCTACGCAGAGGATGATGAGTTTGGCCTGATTGGCTCTTGTATTACTGGTGGCTCCGATGTGTGCCATGAGGTATTTGCACAGATACCTACTGCAGCAATACAGCACGACAAGTTACGTAGTATCTATGAGGTGATCAAAGGACTTGTTGCTAGAGGAGATCAGGTGAACCAGAGAACTGTTGTCACCGATTGGAAGAAGTCTATTCCTCAGATTGCCCCCCCTTTTGAGGAATTGAGCAAGGCCGACGAGCAGTGCCCATCGGCATCGAACTACCCGGCCTTCGTCAAGTCTGTCCTAGATGCTCACCTCAGACGCCAGCTAAGAGCCGCTGGAGACCGTCTGATACGTGAGTCCGCTGTCTCCACCCTATCCGTCGATCAAATCGTCTCTAATGCCGAAGCAGGGCTCAGCGTTGAGGTCTCCAAGGACGACGTGCAATCCTCCAAGTCGGTTGTAGGCAGGTTCATCGACTCCACGCAGGAAAGATTCAACCGTAAGGGCAAGCTCTCGGGGATCACCTCGGGATTCTTCCATCTCGACCAGAAGACCGATGGTTTCCAGCTTGGCGAGCTGACGATCATAGCGGCAAGACCGAGCATTGGTAAGACAGCTATAGCCATAGCAATAGCCAATGCTGCCTGTCTTACTGAGAGAGTTCCTACGCTATTCATATCACTGGAGATGTCTGATGAGTCTATTGTGAGACGTATGGTATCCAGTGTTGGCTCTGTGCCTATGCAGAGCATAAAGACTGGCGATATGGATCAGGGAGGAATGAAGGCTATGAGCAGTGCATCTGCTAAGATAGCCAATAGTCCAATACACTTTGTGTCTGGTTCCAGTGTATCGAATATTGCCTCAGTGACTGCTGTAATACGGCGTGCTGTAAGGAAGTGGAAAGTGCAGTTGGTTCTTGTGGATTACCTGCAGAAAATCCATGGCTCCAGAGGTGCCGAGAAGAAGACCTATGAGATCGCTGAAGTATCGGGAAAGCTGAAAGCTGTAGCCACCGACACTAAAACTGCTATTGTAGCGCTCGCCCAGTTGAACCGTGAGAACGAAAAGGACAAGGGACGCATACCCAAGCTGACAGACCTAGCAGACTCAGGGCAGATAGAAAGAGATGCGGATCTTGTGCTGTTGCTCAACCGGGACAGGAATGAACCAAGAGGCGAAGCAGTGATAGCCATAGCTAAGCAGAGAGACGGCGAGTGTGGACTGGTGAACCTATGGTACGAAGGCCAATACTGCCGTTTCACCGACCCATCACCCAGCTACTGACAATGAAACCGAAATACGACCTAGATCGGGCCAAGCTCTTGAACGATGCGCCGGCCCTGATCAAGAAAGCCATCAGTGCCGGATGGATGTCCTACCCAGTAGGCCAGAAGTACCTGCCGGACGGTTCATTGGATCCCATGCTGCTCGAGACAGAACGAATCATCGAACAGAAGTACACACCACAGCTCTGCAGGATGGCCTACGACCTCAGAGAGCAGGGCATGACACTGGATGAGGTCACAGAGGCCTGCGGAGTATCCCGCGGATCCATCTGCTATCTGATCAGCAAAGGGCATGAGCAATTCCTCACCGACCAACGCACCAAAGATTGATATGGCAGACACAAACAACACAGAGTCACCAGAAGTGAAAGACCCGTTCATCGTTGCCGAATCACCGGCATCCAATGTGAAACCAGAGACGACAAGCGGCACTAGGCCGTCCATACACGTCAGCCTGTATGCCTATGGCGGCATCTCAGCGGCCTGCCTGATGTCTTGGGTAGGACTAGCGGCCAACTTCGCTACCAGTGATCGCCAGACTGATCTCAGAACCATCAGAGAGGATGCACTGATCTCCCGCAGTCGCTGCAGGGCTACCAAGTGGTTCCTAGACTCCGGCAAGGACGTCTGGGTGCAGGTAGACCATGACATCGAGTTCGACCCGCAGGATATCATCCGGATGGCTGAGCTTGCCCATGAGCATCAGGCAACGGTGTGCATCCCCTATCCCTGCAGGACATTGCCGCCTAGGCCGGCACTGCGTCCCGATGGGCACTCCCTAAAGGCTTTCCGGATGCAGGTAGCAGACACCGAGACGGCTGCGGAGCTTGTGCCGATTGGGATGTTCGCAAGCGGATGCCTCGCAATCCCTCGACGTTGCCTTATGAGCGCACTTGATGAGCTCGGAGGGTCAGAGGTGCAGACACCGTATAAAGTCGACTGGTGCAAGGACGTGCGTGTCGATGAGTTTCCCACGCTGTGGATGCCGTTCGCAGTCGATACAATACCCGGGCAGTTCGAGTACCTCTCGGAGGACTACGCTGCTGCCATGCGGTTGTCTCTGGCTGGTGTGCAGCATTACTCGATGAAACCAAGGAAGCCGCTCAACCATTGGGGTGAGTATCCGTACTCGTTCAAGCCTTATGCCGGCTGAGAAGAAGAAGCGACCAAGTCTCAATACGGTAGCAGAAGCTGCTGGTGTAAATTACGTTTACACCCAGCGCATACTCGCAGGCAGCACAAAGTATCCGAAGGAGACCATGGACAAGGTCTTCAAGGCAGCAGAAGAAATTGGATATGTTAAAACCAATCATCCGAATCAACACTTCAACAACTCTCTAACACAGGAAAAGGCTGATGCTGTTGTAGAAGGAATATTACACAACAAGCCGTTAGAGAAGATAGCCGCTGACGCTGGAGTATGCCAACATACTGCTTTTAAGCTGATCAGAGGAGTCAAGGTTCCAACAGATTACCCCGAGAACGAGGAAGACTGGAGGCGCGACGTCACTGGATTCATCGAGGTGGCGATCTGGAAAGGAACCAAACGGTTGGCTGAATCCTCTATTAACTTGATCGACGATAGGAGTTTACCGGTCGCGGTCGCCGTGCTCACAGACAAATTAGCTGTAATTAAGGGTCAGCCTACATCAATACACCTCGCTATGACAGCAACAGTAAGCCACCGCGACCTGATGAAGGACATGAAAGAGCGCGATGTGACCCCCGTGAACGACGAGCAGACACCCGATCTGGTTTAGGTAGTGGCCCAAAATGTCCTACCCCTACCGCGGCAGCACCATCGAAAACCACGTATTTAGGCCTGTTTTCACCACTCATGCCTACAATAGCAGTTATATTCACTTGGTGACGCAAACACGCAGCAAAGGCCCGTAAACATTGATCGAAACGCACGTCAGCACCCCTCCGCCGGACCAATGTCCTACCCCGTTACAAGGGCCACCCCGGGGGAGGGGGTCGGGCATTCCGCGGCGGCGCTAAAAGTCGACGGGTTTATCCGAACGAAAAATATTGAGAAATGACCAACCCCATCTGCCTCACGTGCTCCAAGCTATTCACTATCCTCAAGCCTCGCGAAGGCCCTAAGCAAAAGCGCTTCTGCAGCGAGGCGTGCAACGCCGCATGGTGGAACGAGCAGCCGCAGCACCCTGTCATACCCAAGGTCGACGCCTCGCACCCCCGCGCACTCGAGTTGAAGCTCAAGCGTACCCAGCTTGTCCTACTGGAGAAGGCCGATCCGTACACCTACGGCTTCATTCCGGACCACTGGGAGATTGCTAATACCGAGTTTGCTGCCACTCAGGAGCTGCTGATCTCCGGTGGTAACCGCGCAGGTAAAACACTGTGGGCAGCACGGCGCATTGTGCAAACGCTGTTGGAGAAGGAGAACGCTAGTGTACTATGTTGTCACACTAGCCATGCCACTAGCGTAACTGTACAGCAGCCTGCCATATACAACTATTTGCCTGTAGCACTACGAGCTACTAAGAAGGGCCGCATTCACTATTTGAACTACAGCAGGAAGAATGGTTTTACGGATGGTTCTTTCATTCTGCCTAATGGATCACGGTGTGATTTTCTGAACTACACGCAGAGCGAGAACACTATTGAGGGACGTGAGGCCGACTTGATTTGGTGCGATGAGTTGGTGCCTCAGAGCTGGGTTGAGACGTTGCGATATCGGCTTATTACACGCCGCGGCAAGCTCTTGGTGACACAGACACCGCTGGAAGGTGTTGCTAGTGTGTACAAGGAGTTCACTGCTGGCTCTGCTATTACCCGGTTCGATGATGCGGATCTGCTGAAGGGCAAGCAGGCGCTTCCTACGTGGCCTATGGGCAAGTCTGCTCGCACTATGGTTCAGGCTCAGACCAACCGGAGG